CTCAATATGAAGTAGATTTAAATGACTTCCTATTCGATTACAGTTCTGTACCAACTGAAGAAGTATTAAACAGTAAACCTAATGCTGTACCATTCTACCCAGCACCTGAAAAAGAAAAGGGCATAGAAATAAACCTTACATCTGGCAAGGTTGTATCATTTGACTTACTATCAGGTACTGGTGAAACCTATATGGTATCCTTACCAATTAAAACAAAGAACTCTGAATTAAAGGCTCGTAACCTTAAATTGAGTGTACAGGGTAAATTTGAAGTAGTAGAAAACTTCAGGTTATTCTCAGTAAAGGATATGATGGAAATCAGGGCAAAAGTAAATGAGTATGACCCTATATTTGCGGGACAAACAGATATTGAGAATCCCCATAAAAGTGATCAGAAAACTATAATCAATGTAGTTGCTATACCAGGTTTTTTCTATCCGGGGGAGATTTAATTAGTGACTTCGCTTATGTAACAAGGTCTAAGATATACATAGACTTTGTTACATTTAGTAAACTCCCCCTAAGATTAAAAAAAAGATTCACTGAGGATGCTGAAGGGTACTTTAAAGAGATAAATAAGAATATTCCTAACATACCTACCTAAAAACAAATAATATGTTTACATCAGGCTCACCTAATGCTGGTCAATTACAGATTGGTATTGCTCTGGTACTCCAGGACAGATTCACAAACCAAGCAAGGGAAGCCTCAGCCCAAATAAGGAGGTTACACCAAGAAGCAAAGAATGTAACTAATGCTAATTTAAGTGCAGCACAGAGCCTAGCAGGTACTGGTGCTGCAATTGGAGCAGGTATGAGTATGGCTCTCTATGGTGCAGTAAAACAGGGTGCTGCATTTATAGATATGATGACTTTTGTTGATGCTATTGCAAAAAAGAATGGCGTAACAATGCAGGAGTTAACTAAGCAAGCCAGGTCATTAGGTAGAGATACCATGTTTGATTCCAGAGATATTGCATCTGCTATGAAGTTCATGGCACAAGCTGGTCTAGATACAAAGGAAATAACTGCTAATATCAGAGGTGCTGCTAACTTAGCTGGTGCAACAGGTGTATCAGTTGGAGAGAAAGGTGGAGCTGCAGATATCCTTACTAATGTTATGAAGGTATTCCGGATGGAGTCCTCAGAGCTAAATTCAAACAGAGTTGCGGATATTCTTACTAAAGTAACTACCCGGTCTAAGGTATCACTCTCAGAATTAAATGAGAGTATGATATATGCGGGTAGTACTGTAAGTAGTTTAGGTGGCTCTCTAGAGCAAACTGCAGCATTTGTTGGAGTACTTGCAGATGCTGGTATACGAGGTTCTATGGCTGGTACTTCTATGTCTAATGCATACAGGTATTTAGCAAGGTCTTTGGGTGACCCAAAATTCAAAGGCAACAAAGCATTACACTCATTGGGTTTAGGTAGACAGGATTTTATTGATGCTAAAGGCAACCTGATTGATATAGGTGCTGCAATGGTCAAGGTAAACTCTAAAACCAAGAGCATGAACAACATTGATAGGTTCAATGCTTTGGTAAGTATATTCAATGTACGTGGAGAACGTGGTGCTACCAATATGATTGCTAGTATTGATCGTTATGGTACACTATTAAGCGAGCTACAAAACAACTCTCAGGGTGCTTCAGCAAAAATCATGGAGATGAGGATGGCTAACATTGCGGGGGGTATAGATATTATGAACTCATCACTTGAGAACTTGGTATCTACCTTCACTGAAAAAGTTGCCCCCACTTTAACCCCAATATTTGTAATGATAGGTAGTATATTTGATGCAGTATCTGCTGTATTAGACATACCATTCTTAGGGCCAGCCATATCTGCTTTTGTTGTATTTGGTACACTTTTAGTAACTGTTAGACTTGGTATAATAGCTATAACTGCTGCAGGTAGGCTGATGTTCAATGACTCTACTGTATCATTTGCAAATATGATATCTGTAATGTCAGTTGGTTGGAAAACAGCAACTATGTCTGCTTCTCAATATGCTGCAGTACAAGCTGGTATATTAGCTGCACAAAATGCCGGGATGGCTGGAGGTGCAGCAAGGGCTTTTGCAGGTACTGCTGGTGCCACATTTATACATGGTAACCCAGGACAATATGCTGGGGGAGTAATGTTTAGGAATGGCAGGTATTATCAACAAACGGGTAGAGGTGCAACTGGTGTAACAAGGATATCTGCTGCTACAGCTTCTAGTGTAATGGGTGGTAAGACACCACAACAGTTAGGCATAATTGGTGCAAGTCCTGCAAGTCTAGGTATAAGGGGTGCTGGTGCTTGGGGTGCTGTTAAAGGAGTAGGTAGGTTTGCTGGTAATCTACTTGGTGGCCCATTGGGCATTGCCCTATTTGGGATAATGTTTTTACTACCAAGGCTGATAAGTGCATTCTCAGATAATACCAATTCTCACAATGATAACACTTCAGCAGTTTCTACTAACAATGCAATAGAGATGGAGAAACTAAGGAGATCTACAACACTTAACCAGGAAGAACAGAACATTATGTTGGCTAGGTCATTGGATAACCTTGCACTAGCACTGGGTTCAGGTGGCCCTGCTGCAACATTGATAATAAATGTAGATGGTAAAGAAACTACAAGGAAAGAAATACAAAAAAGTAATAGTGAACAGGTTATAAACATAGGGTCATATTAATTATGGAAAAATCTAATAAATGGAGGGACCTGTTACTAAAGAACAGGGGTGGTAGGGAGTTATTACCAGTACCTCTACCACAATTACAGAATGTATACAATAGTATTACACAGGATGGTAATGTATCACCCTTATTAACTAGTCCCCTTAACAAACTTTGGAGGGCTAGGATTATAATGAATAGGGCCACATCTCCCATGGAAAAACACCATGATACTAAAATAATTGAAAAGGTTATAACTACAAGGGAGAATAGACTTAAAAGGGATAACCAATTATCAAAGGTAATAAATACTCCTGATAAACTAAATTACTCTAGAGCACCTGAAACTAAAAGGTCTATAACTAATCATGTAATTATAATCAACCCACATACTAAACCCATAACTAAACTTATCCTACAAGCTTTTTCAAATATAGAAGTAACACCAGAGTCAACCTGGGCAGTTGTAAAAAGCATGGGTAGGAATAATCCCTTCTATATGTTCACTGGTTCTGAGGATACTCTATCCCTTGAGATATCCTGGTATTCCATGGATGATAACCGGGAAGATGTAATAAATAAATGTAGGTTACTAGAGTCATGGACTAAATCAGATGGTTACACTTCATCACCACCCACTTTATGGATATCCTGGGGAAATTCTGGTATGTTTGAAGGTGACTCATTCATACTTAAGTCTGCCCCATATAAGCCATCTAACTTTCAAAACTCTTATAGGAAGGGTGAAAGGAAATCAACAAATGAAATTATAGATTTAAAATTATTCCCAAATTCAGCTACTCAGACCCTTACATTCAACAGGGTTACAAGTGATAACAGGAAGCATGAAGATATAATTCCAAATTCTAAATTAAAAACTACTAGAGGAGTAATATTATAACCTATGCAAGATACAACAAGCCCATATAGTAATGCCTACGGTTTAGAATATGAAAATGGTGATATCATTTTACAAAGGGTACCATTTGATTATACACCAAGTGAATTTGATGTAATCCATACTGTTAAAGATGGTGAAAACATACAAAGCATATCATATCAGTATTATGGTGACTCTGGTAGGTGGGGTGATATAGCTGATGCAAATGCTATATATAACCCCATTGTAGAACTAGTACCAGAACTCCAATTAATTATACCAGATGGAAGACAATAAACCTATACTTAAGGATGGGACTGGCACACCCTATATAGCTATATTTAATTCGAGAGGTAAGCCTATTATAGACCCTAAGAATAAGATACCAATAGGTATGAATGTTTATGATTGGTGGTATGAGTATAATGAAGAAAAAGAAGATAGTGCAGAAATAGCACTTGAAACTGATAACCCCAACTTAGTAGATCACCCAGACCTAAATATCCAATCAACTATAAATATGCAATGGGGTTACATATATGCTGATGGTACTAGTCATTGTGGTCCAGTAAGGACTGTAATAATACGAGATACTAATGTAGAGTTTGGAACTAATGGTACCAGGCTAGTTTTAATCTGTACTGATAGCTTTGCAACTACTAAAACTACTCCAGCTGACATGGAGGAAAAGGCATTCATAATGTGGGTAAAGAATAATATACAAGGTAAATTCTTTGTTGAAATAATAGACCACACTACAAATACCCAACTGTATATAAAACCAGTAATAAAGAAACAGCCCAATGCCCAACAAGATAAATAAAGTATTCTTATCACCACAGTCTGCTACACCAGATTCTGTTACTGGTAAGACTAGTCAGGATGATATAGGCACTGTAATAATGAATACTAATATGACCCTATCAGGTGAGTCATCAAAGTATGGTGAAGGTGATACCTTTTCAATGGAGAATCAGAAAATATCATCCATGAGGATTATGACTGGTACTGGTAAAAACCTATGGAACCAGTTAAAGAAAATGGCTAATCAGTTACCTAATGCACCATATATGATGGATAGCCGGGATGGTGGTATAGTTATACATAATCACCATTTCAACCAAACAACTAAGTTACATTATACATATGCTGGTGGTAATGGCGAACTAATAAGGGTATCCTTTAAAACACAAAAGAAGGTTGCCCCATTAGATGTAACTGCTAGTTCAAAGATTGATCCAGAAACCAAAACAATAGAAACAACAGTTAAACAAGGTATCCAAGTACCATGGAGATTATACCAACCGATGTCTGAGGAAGATAGGAATAGTAGGCAATTACAACAATCCTGGCATTCTGATGTTGATCCCATGGTAGCAGGTGGTAAACTATCCATGGATGACATACAAAAATCAATTATTAAGGGTAGGAGTATAAGTAGTAGGCCAAAACAACTATCAGAGCTTGAGATTCAGAAGGGTTACTATAAAAGGTATAAGTATGAGAAAGAAGTAAAAGATGAATATTCTAAAAATTATGATATAACCCAGGAAGATGTTACCTCATATTTTAACCAGGCTAAGAGTAAGTTCACCAATTACCTTGCTGATGCTAAAAGGACAGGCAATATAGAGCCTCTTCTTAAATCCACTTCTATGGGTAAGTTTATAGTAAAGAAAAAAGTTACTATAAAGTCTTGGGTTAATCCATATGAGTATGCCCAAAAGGAAGGTAACAATAGTGGCAATCACCCAAAGGGGAGTTATAACTATGGTCTAGAGATAATGAAGAGTTCTCCTAATATTGTTGTATTAGATAAACTCAGCCCTAAGGGTACACAAAAATTTACTGGGGATGAAAACATAACTGGTAAAAATGCTAATGATCGTAACACTAAAGTATTAGCTATTGTTGATAAAGAGATTGAAATAGAGCTGGATGGTGCAAGGGTATTTGCAGCTGCAACCCCCCAGCAAATTGCTGATATATATGCAGAGAATGACATATTAACTACTAGTTTAAAACAAGTAGTAGGTACAATGGTAACAGTAGGTAGGCCAGAATTATGTACTAGTATGGTAATAGGTGTAGCTAATATATCTAATAAATACAGTGGTGGGTGGTATACTAAAAAAGTAAAACATACATTCAATAATTCAGGGTACATATGCGAAGCTGAGATTATTAGGAATGGTACACCTATAACAGTTGCAACCACCCACTCTAGAGTTCATACACCATCAGTATACAATGAGTTAAATAAGGTAGCTAAAGATAAAATAGCTGCAAATAATACTGTTGATACCTCAACTGAGGTTAAACAAGCATTAAAAACATATTATGAAAAGAACCCAGGTAAGAAGGATACTAATATTGGTACAGTAGTTACACCTACATCTACAGGTACTAAAATTGAAATATATCCAGCTAAAGAAGAGAGGACTAATATATCTAATGCTAGGGAAGATGTAAAAAAGAAACTTAAATAACACTACTATAATGAATATCGGAGAAGTTATATCAGATAGGGGATTAGAAGCAATAGGCAGGTACTACTCTAAGTACCGTGCTATTGTTGTTGAAAATAAAGACCCAGATGACCTGGGTAAACTAGCAGTAATAGTACCACAAATTGGGATGAATAATTCAGTATGGGCATACCCCTGTATAAATGATGGTACAACTAAAGCTGGTTTTAAATGGCTAACACCTAAGATAGGTGCTATCATTTATGTAGAGTTCCAAATGGGTGACCCATTATACCCATTATGGTCTTATCATGGTTGGGCAAAAGGCGAGAAACCCAATGAGCTAAAAGGTTTAGATAATATAGGTTTTGTAACACCACATGGTCATATGGTTGTATTAAATGATATAACTGGGGAATTAACCATATCTCTAAAAGACCCTGAAAATGAGAAAAAAGAAGTAACAAATATCCATGCTAATAATGGGGAGTTTACTTTAGACACCACAGATGATATAGTAATAAAGGGGAGTAAGATACATATGATGGGTGCACAGGTTGGTACTACTTTAACAGATAAGTTACTAATAAAATTAAACCTGCTAGAAACCGAGTTAAATACTTTAAAAGCCGCCCTAGCTACAAGCTCAGCAACTGCAGCATTACTACCAATACTAGTACCTACTTATGTTCCCCTTGCAGCTTGGTCTGCTTTACCCCCTTTAGTGTTAACCAAAATGATTGACATAGAGAATAAAGAAATACTACAATGAATAATGACATACTAAAAAATGCTATAGGTTCTGGGGTATTATTCCCTATAGAATTAACCTTAACCAGTGACAATACCCATACTTGGGGGACAGTATCTGGTGATATATCTCTGATAGAGAATAATTTAAGGTCATTGCTATTTTACCAATTAGGGCAAAAGATAAGGGAAGAGAGTTTTGGTACCCGACTACAAGAATGCCTTGAAGAACAAAATACCCAATTACTAACTTTCCTAGTAAAACGATTTGTTATAACAAGTATAAAACTATGGGAGCCAAGAGTAGTATTACTAGCAAATGATGTAATGGTTACCCAGGTAGATGAATTTCTAAATCTAACCCTATTACCAAAAGTAATTGTTACCCAAAATGTATTAAACATAGATTTTAATTATAACACTAAAACAGGAAACCTATATGTCAACAACTAACCCATGGCTTAACCCTTTACAAAGGTCATATAACCAGATAAAGGCAAAACTTATTGAGAACTTAAAACTTAAGGTTCCAGAAATAACAGATTTTAGTGAGGGTAACATATTCATGATCCTTATTAGTATCTTTGCTTCTATTTCAGAAGTACTGCATTATTATATTGATAACATGGCATCAGAAACTTTCTTTATAACTGCAAGAAGGTATTCTTCATTAAAGAAACATGCTAAGATGGTAGACTACCATATAAGGTGTGCAAACCCATCTCAGGTAGATATATTGCTAAGCCTTGTAGATGGTGGAGTATTAGGCCAGGATATATACATACCATCAGGGATAGTATTTACATCATTAGATGGTAAACCCTATTTATCCACAAAAAACCTTATGTGGAAGGCTGGTAGTTATAGTATACTAGTTCCCGTAATACAAAAAGAGTTAGTAGAAGAGGTAACATTTGGTATAAATACATCAGATGACATTGTTATATACTTGGGTACATTAGGCAATGGCTTATTTTATGCAGAAGGCTCTATGTCAATAAGCTTAAGTGGTATACCATGGGAGTTGGTAGATACTTTTGCATATAGTAAACCAAATAGTAAACACTATATGGTAGAGTTAGATGATAACTACTTGCCATATATAAAATTTGGTAATGGTACATATGGTATGAAACCCCCAACTAATAGTACTATAGTTGGTAGTTTTTATGCTACTTATGGAGACCTGGGTAATCAACCAGCTGGTACTATTACAGCTATACCCCAAACACTATTCTTTCAATTACCTGAGGGTGTAAGTATAACCTGCATAAACCCACATGCTTCAACAGGTGGTAGTAATTATGAAAACTTTGATATGGTAAAAGAAAACTTACCCCTAAGTATAAAGACCTTAGGTGTTGCCATATCAGCAGATGATTATGAATCAATTGCTAGGTTAGCACCAGGAGTAGATAAGGCATACGTAAATTATAAATGTGGTAAGTTCATAGATATATATATAACCCCATATGCAGGTGGTATTGCTTCTAGTGGTCTATTAGATGATACCTATAAGTTCATCCTTAAAAGGAAGGTGATTACCACTAGTATTAAACTATACCCCACAATTGAGGCCCATATAGTATTAGCTGCAACCATAACTGGTAAAAAATCGTTTAAAGCAAATGATATAAACCTACAGGTAATAAATTCACTATTCTCAAGCTACAGCTATAATACAAGCGATATTGCTAAACCTGTAAGGTTATCAGACCTATATTCTTTAATTGATAACCTACCAATGGTGGACTTCCTTAAGATTGATAACCTGTATATCATACCCATTTTTACTAAAGTTGGTGCTACTACCCAGGTAATAAATATAAACTCTATAAATTTAATCACAGTATTAAACACTAACACCTATGTGATTAAGTTTAGTTCTATAGACGGTAAGTTACATATATTAAGAGGCAATAACCAGGATACTGGGGTTACAATAACACCCAGCACACCAACTACTATAAACCTAGATGGAAATAACTGGCAGGTAAATATAAGTCCCCCCACTAGTGGAGTTTATACTAATGGTGATATGTGGAGATTCACCTTACCACAAAACAAAATTGACCAAGAGATAAGTGACTTTACCATCCCCATATTCAATGACATAAGCAATATCACCTTAGTTATAAATGAAGTAGTATGATAAATTTGAAAAGCTTAATAGACTTGTTACCTATATATTTCAAGGATAGGGACACATATAAAAATGAAGAAGAAGAAGGTATACTAGAAAGGTTCCTTCAGGTATGTGGTGATTACTTTAATGATGTTGTAACACCAGACATTGATAACACTGTAAATTTAATAGATATTGATGCTACAGATGAGATTTACCTAAACTATATCTGGGAGTTATTTGGGTCTATACCATACGCATATGGCATACTAATTGACACTAGATTATGGGACACATACAGCAATATCAGTAAAAATCAAGAAGCTTGGTTAAAGGCCATTGAAGCATTACCACCAAGGGCTAATGCTAGAGACCTATTAAAGTTTGCCATTCCCTTATATAAGATACGTGGTACTATAAACTTCTACAGTGTCCTATTAAAGTTTTATGGGTACAAATGCATACTATCTGATCCAACAGGTGATTTTGTTAATCCTTACCCAGAGATTAGTTATTATGATAGTATACCTTACTATGATTCAGGTTTACTATACGACTCCAATGAAGTATATGATGAATCAAAAAACTGTTTAAGTTGTGTGGGTATAAGCCTAAGCATATACGTATCACATGAGGTTGATTATATGACACCTGATTTCTTTAGTAGGTTATGCTCTTTATTAAATAGGTTTAGGCCATTAAATGTTAAACCTTTTGATAAATCAAACATACTATTATATAATAGGTTACCAAGTGAGTTAGTTTATGATTATGATGACTACATAACTGATTACTACTTACAAAGCATGTTAAACATATAACAAATTAATATAAAAATATATGAGTGTAGTACCATCACAAAAAAGATACAGGGACTTCAAGTCGCCTGTTGAGTCTAAAGATTCTGCTGAGTCTCTTGCAATATTAAGTGGGATAGGTCCAAAATTTGGTTTTGATTATGTACCTGTTACTACTATAGTAGGGGATACTGTAAATATCACTATTAGGTCAATAGAGAATAGTTCTCCAGGTCTATCTCCTGGTATAAAGAACAGGTACCTTGTAGATAAACTCCAAAACATACTATACCCCAGGGGGGGAGTTATTACACCTGATGGTATATTAACCCTAGTAACTGAAGACCTTAATATGTCATTCAATAAGTTGGGTGCATCAGTATTTATGGAAGGTGAATTAGCCTATGTAGAGGCTGTAATAGTTGCTAATCATTCTTATATAGAGGAGGAAGGTTTATTAAACAGTACTTCATTTGAGTTAATAGTGAATACAGATGAAGTTTCTATATATGAAGTTACAAAACCAGCTTGGGGTATAAATTCTTGGTTATCTCATCCTTCATTATCTGTACTGGATAAAAAAACTGAGATAGTAGTAGGATTGTTAAAGGTTTATATTAATAACTCTAACACCACCTGTATACTGCCATATGACTACCAATGGCCTAATCCTATAAACCTATCCCAGAATACATGGGAAGCTTTCACTACTAATTACATCAATTTTAAGAATGGTACTAATGATAGCCTAACAGATGTTAATGAGCAAATAGGTTCACTATCTACTGCTTTATCTCAACAGGCTACTGAAATTGGTACCAATACAGAAAACATCAATGGTACGATATTATCTATTAGGGGTTACAAGAAAACTTGCCAAGTTCTTAATAATGGTGTAATGTTTTCCAGTAGTGGTCAATGGGACATGGTAGTTGGTGAAGAGCAATTTGTATATTCATTAGTTGGGCCGGGTCGTAGTGGCCATATAACTGGAAGGATGGCAATAAAGAGAGCAACTAACCCCCTCAATGAAGCACCCATAACCCTAACCTTTCCCTTAAGTACTGTACTTGACACAACAAAGATATTTACTGATCTATATGGTAAAAACTCAGATAACATTGAAGATAACAATGTAGTAACCCTAAAAACATCTATGGGGGCAAATGCTATATATAATTATGGCAGTGTAGTTGCTGTTAGTAGGTTAAATAAGAACCTAGTAGTACCAGGTCAATTATTCATAAATTCATCAAACCCAAGCAACCTTACTATATCCATGTTGTTAGCTGAGTTTGATGTAACTGACATTGTAGACATATACTTCAATGGCAAGTTTCATTTCTAAATAAAGAATAGTTGTTGTTTTGTTGATGTGGCGAAGGTTTGGGTTACTTTAACTCGGCCTTCGCTTTTTCGACTGTTATTTCTATTTCTTTCCTTAATGCAGTAATAAAATTAGAGTGGGTCTTAGTCCTTGGTAAGTCAAAAAAATCTAATAACATAATAATGCTGGGTTTAGAGTTCTGAGTTTTCATCATATCTTTTATAAACTCAGGTGGATCATTCTGTACTTCAAATAACAGGAATGCATCTGGGCTTAAATTATTACGCATAAATGTATATAACCTATCCATCCTGGCTTGTATTAATTCACTTTCTGAATGATCTTCAATAAGCTCTTTGCTATCATCAAATAAATCTTCCATACTTGTCAATGCTTGATAGTATTCTGACTGTTCAGTATAGGCCTTCCTAAGTAACCTATTTTTAAATGTCATAAGTGAACTTATAAGGGTAGCCCTTAAATGTTCTTCACTATATTCCCCCTGATACTTATTAAATACATAAAGAAACTTATCCCAGAAATAAGATTGGATAACATCATTGGGAACATTAAACCTTCTCTCATCCACATTTCTAGCCAACCTTTTAACTAAAGGTTTTAAGTTACGGTATAGCTTATTAAAAAGCATCTCATCGTAATCCTCCATTACCTTCAACCTATGCAGTTCACTGCCATCACTATTTATTTCCATATTTGAATTATTAATTATTTGCAAATATAATACATATTTTTATATATGCAATGGAAAGCTAGCACAATTTTTCACCTTAGTAGTATACTTTATGTGGATTGATATTAGGAGATGCTAGCTTATGTACACCTGAGTACTACTATATACTATTATAATACAATAAACAACATTAACTCTAACATGAACAAGAAAGCTAGTACAAAAGAGAAGTTTTCATTTCTCCCGGAATTTCAATTAGAAGTATTAAGATATATTATAAAAGACCCGGATGGTGTAACAGCTTTACAAAAGGTTAAACCTAACTATCTAACACTTATTGAACACTCAATTATTGCAGAGGGTGTATTAACATTCTTTAAAAAACACAGTCGCATACCTAGTAAGCCAATCCTGAAAGAAACCATTAAAAGGGTATTAGAGAGTAAGAACTACCTTGATCTTGTAACACAAGAAGATGTACCTGAGATTAATAAAGTAGTTGATAACCTATACCACAACCCATTAAAAGACCCAGACATTATCAGGGAAGAGGTATTTAAGTTTGCTGCATACGTTGAGATGAAGAATCTCAGTGAGTCATTTGACTTAGAAAACTTTAGTCAGTATAGCGAGTATCAAAACAAGGTAAGTAAGATTATCCAAGAGGCTAGTCCTAAAAAGGTAGATAAACCTTTAATGATGGTAAAGGGTGTTATCAGCAGGCAATTAGATAGGCAGGCAAATCCTAATGTAGTACCAACACCATTCAGGCAACTTAATGAACTAACTAATGGTGGGGGTTATCCAAAGGGTTCAATTGTAGTACTACTTGATAAGGCTAAAGCTAAGAAATCATTCACATTGGTTAATGCTGCTAGGGGTTATCTTAGGATGAAAAAAAATGTATTATATATTGATACTGAAAATGGTAAACGGGAAATTATGGACAGGATGATACAGTCTACCCTTAATAAAACTAAAAAGGAAATGTTTTCTGGTGAACATGATAAGTTAGAACAAAAACATGTTAGGAAATATAAACGAATAGGTTCTGAGTTTATCGTTGAAAGGGTTGCTGCAATGATATCTGATGCTAATGATATCAAGGAAATTATACATACAGTTGAAAAGGAGTTGGGGATAAAGATACATGTATTAGTATTAGATTATGCTGCTAAAATGGCATCCATAGGCAAACACAAAGATGACAATGATAGGCTATTTAATGTATATGTGGAATTACAAAACCTTGCACTAGAAGAAAACATAGAATCGGTTTGGACTGCTAACCATGTTACAAGGGAAGGATCTAAACATAAGGAAACTAGGTATGAGGAAAATGATATTGCATCTGCTATATCTATTGTAAGAAATGCACAAGCTATCATAGGACTTAACAGTACACAGGAAGAAGAAGACAATGAGATACAAAGGATGGAAATAGTAGTTCAAAGGGATGGTAAACCATTTGGTAGAGCACTATTCAACCTAAGTGTTGAAACACAAAGGATGAATGAATTTACAAAGGTTCAAAGGGAAGTATATGATAAAGAGTATGGACCTAAACTAGAGGCATCAATAAAGAAGAAGGTAAGGGCTGGAACAAAAGATGTAAAGGGTAACGGAGATATTTAATCATGGCAAGATACAACAACCAATTTAAAGGACGACTAAAAGCATACCTGATCAAGCGATTGGGTATGTTTGACTATAAGCATGGTTGGATGAAAGGCAATTGCCCCTCATGTGAAAAAGAGTTTAAATTTGGGGTAAACATATCTCTGAATAGAACTAACTGTTTTGTATGTGGCTACAGTCCTTCACCCTTGGATATGGTAATGGACTTAGAAGGTCTTCATACTTATGCTGAGACCCTAGACTTTTTAGATCATGGAGATTTTGAAGGCTATGAATTTAAAGAAGTTAAGGTAGAACTAAAGGAAAGAATTGATGTATATCTACCTGATGGCTTCAGACTACTTAGTTTAGGTAAATCTCAATTAGCCAGGTCTGCAAGAAACTATATTAGTAAAAGGGGGTTTGATATAAAGAAAATGAGTCGTAAGGGCTGGGGCTATTCTAACAGTGAAAAGTATTTCGGTTACATCATAATACCCTTCTACTCCCACAATAAACTAATATACTTTAATGCAAGAAATTATATGTCTACTGGCCCCCGGTATAATAACCCAGATACTGATGTAACTGGGGTAGGCAAGTCAATGATATGGTATAATAAAGATGCATTCTATATGTATAAACAAGTTTATATACTAGAGGGTGCCTTTAATGCTGAAACATTGGGGGATAAAGCAACTGCATCTGGTGGCAAGTTTGTTTCAAGGTACCAGATAAATGATATTATCAAATCACCTGTTGAACGAATAGTAATTGTATTAGACCCAGATGCTATTGATAAAGCAGTTGACTTGGCATTAAAACTGGTTGATTATAAAAGGGTGAAAGTAGTAATACTCCCAGATGGTGAGGATGCTAATTCTTTGGGTAAAAAGGAAACAATGAAACACATATACAAAGTTAGATACCAAAACAGGCAAGATTTAATTAAACTAAAAAATGACTTATGATACTCTGGAAAAAATACAAAGGGATAACTAAAGAATTAATAGATTCAGTGGGTTGGGAATTAGCAGGTGATAGTAGGTCTAGGTATTCTAATACTTTTATTGTAATGGTTAAATTTAAAAACAGTAAAGATCCATATGAGCCAAGGTTTGCTAATATAATAGCATGGGCTGACAAACATGCATACCTTAACGCTAACGATCACGTATACCTTAACATAAATGGTATGTCTGGTTTAACTGAAGTATCCCATTACTCAAGAATAAACCTACCAAAATGAGAGACCCCTCTATACATATCAGAAAATCAAACCTAACCTGCCTACTAAAGGAGCATGGTCTTTCCCAAAAAGATATTGAAAGTATACTAACCCAGGCAAGGAAAATATCATGTGATAACAGGTCAGTATCAATTACCAATGACAAACTAAAGAAGGACTTAACCAGGGTACTTAAAAGTAGTAAGGGAGATACTAACCTATTGGCTGACATCATATATTCAGTCCGAATAAAACTAAAACATAGGGGGATTAAAAAACTACATGAGACAGATAGGGACTGGCTACAATTAAAAGAACTCACCAAACTGTGCAACCAGTTCTGTGAGGATTTTGAGTTAGATAAGCGGGCTGGTTATATAAAGTATATAAGTCTGGCCTTCCCTAAAATACAATCTATGAGGGCTTACGTATCTAAGTTCATAAATATGTATGAAAGTATATGTTCTCAATATGAGGCAGTTGGAAAGCTTAAAGAGGATAAAAATCCTGAAGAAACCCAGGAATTACATGACCTGTTTATATCTAAGGTTGCAGACAGGACAGGTATATTTGAAACTTACATGAACAATGATCAAAAGATGTTAGCATTCTATAATGCAGGCAAGTTATGCAGAGAGCTGGGGGTAGACCCAAGTATTTTCATTGAAGCACAATTTGAGTCACTGGAATGGTGCAATGGTATCCCACAACCAGAAGCATTATATGGGGATAAAGCAAAAGAGAGATTAAACAAGTATTTATATCAAAACCAAATAACAGTTAAACCACAAGCCAGTAAGGATTTTTGGAAAGGCTTAAAAAACAGAACAGCATGATGAGACACAAAAAATTTAAAGCAAAACTAGCTGAGATATCTGGTTACAAAACCACCTATGCTCAATTGAACCTAAGCCAAACTATTAAAATCATGAGGGCAGTTAAGAAACTGTTTGGTGATATGAGCATGATTGAGTACCATGAACTAATAGAAAAGTTTCCTAATTTAGGAAAGGGTGCTGATTTTCATGATCTGCCATTCTGATGAAAAAAATAAACATAGAAATTATAAACTATAACCAGGGCCAGTTAGATGGTCCTATGGTTATTATGAATAAGCTATATGAAGAGTTTGGTATAAAACACCCAAATGCTTGGCATATAAAGATGGCTGGTGGTAGGGAATGGGATGGCATAGTACATTACATAACTGAGTATGGTAAATTCAAAATAGGTCTTTTACCCATAATCTATAAAAGGTTGGTTGAGTTAGAATATGAGGTTAAAGTTATTGATAACCGAGAACCCATAAGAATTGTACCTAAGGTACCAAAGATGGTAGGTAATTTAAAACCAAGGCCACAACAAAGGCAGGTAATGGATGCTATCATAAATAACAAAGTTGGAGGTAAGCCATTCTATATAGGTACACAAAACTTAGCTGTTAACTTTGGTAAGTCAATGATAATGGCTGGACTATACCTTGCATTTAAAAAAGGTTTAAAAACCCTATTACTAACTAATGATAAGGACTGGCTAGAACAATCAAGGTCTGAATTTAAGGACTTACTACCTGGTGAGAATATAACATTTGTACAGGGGGGTAAGGTATTTAACTGGGGCAACTTCTCTATAGGTATGGTACAATCAATATCAAGGAACCTGGGGAACTACCAAAAGGAGTTAAACAACATTGATATGTTACTTATTGATGAGGGTGACCTTATTGATAATAAAACATATAAGGGCGTAATTCAACACTTATGGGGAACATCAGTTAGGCTAATTTTCTCAGGTTCTATATACATGAGTAAGCTTAAGAAAGACCTGGTTCATAATATGAATATAAGGCAATTCGCTGGGGATGAACTAACTATCATCAAGTTAGATGAGATGATTAAAAAGGGGTACTCTACCCCAGTAATTGTGAAAATGGTCCCAACAGAGTATAACAAGGATAAGAAAAAACTGGGAGGCTATCCCGATGAGTATTCAAAAGTTATATCAACTAGCCAACATGCTTATGGTGTATCCCTGGATAGGACAAGGTATAACTTACAATATGGTAGGACTCCCATGCTTATAGTAACCAAGTATATTGAGCATTGTGAAAAGCTTTATTCTTATTATATGAGTTATATATCTTTACTAGAAAAGTCTGTAGGCAGGAAATTAGTAGTGAAAAGAGTTCACCATGATACTAAAGATAGGAAAAAGATTTTATCTAACTTCAGAGATGGAAAAATTGACATCCTTATATCTAATACATTTATTGCCAGAGGGAAGAACTTCCCACTATTACAGTATATGCAGAATACTGCTAGCATGGACTCTAATGAAAAGACACTTCAGCTTATGGGTAGGTTGGTTAGAACACATGAGAGTAAGACTAAAACTTACTTAGATGATATTCAATACAATGGTAAATATCTTTCAAAACATGCTAAGCACCGAAAAAACTATTATACTAAAGAGAACCTTAAAGTGATCATGTTAAATAGGTTAACACCCAAGAAGTCCTTATAAAAACCCCAGGTACTACTAATTATAAACAAAACAATATGTCAACTAAAGTAAAGAAAAAGAAGTCACTACTGCCTGACTTGTCCAAGATGGATATCCTAAAGCCATTATCAATTACTGATATAGGGTCTAATGGTGATCCATGCTTTGGTAAGGCTTATGATCTGTCAACTAAAGAATGTAAGATGTGTGGAGATTCTGAATTATGTGCAATAGTATTTGCCCAGACAATGAATACCACAAGAGGTGAAATTGAGAAGGAAAAACATTTCAAGGACATGGATGTATTAATTGATATTCCAGGTGTAAAAAAATACATGAGGAAATTGAAGCGTACGGGGTATATTAAGAAGGATATTATTACAATGTCCATGGCTAAGTTTGAAATAGCTAAATCAGATACAAGGGATATATATAGAAGTTTAAACAATTTAAAAGAAGAGTAATGGATGATAATATACCAGGCTTCCCAGGTTACCATATAGCTAGAGGTGGGAAGTTATACAATAGGGGAAAGCCAAAACCAACGTATGTTCATAAGAATGGGTACTTAAGGTCTAGGTTAAGAAATGAAAAAGGTAAAACTTATAACAAAACTATACATAGGCTAGTTGCCATAGCTTGGGTACCAAATCCAAAGCCTGGTATATATAATACTGTATTACATAATGATAATATAAGGTTACACAACTTTGATACAAACTTACACTGGGGTACACAACAGGAAAATATAGACCAGGCTATAAAAGATGGTATCATGAATGTAAAGGGTAAGAATAATCCCATGTATGGTGTACACAGAGATTGTAGGGGTAAAGTAAACAAAACCTTATCAGGTAATAAGAAAACTCAGGTAAGGGGATTATACAAAACAGGAAACTATAAACTTACTGAGTTAGCAAAAAAGTTTTCAGTAGGAACTAAGAATATAAAACGAATTATAAACATTTAAAACTTAACATTTTGGACATAAGAGATGTAAAAGAAGAACCACAAGTAGTAGAAGGTGGGATGTATTTAGAAAAGATTTATGAGTTACAAAAGGTATTGGTAGACCACTATGTAAAAATTGAAGGCCTACCACCTTACCCAATTAGTGTAAACACAAAACCCAGCCAGATAATCCTGAAGGATTTTACGGGTAGGGTAATTGAAGAACTTGCTGAAGGGTTTGAATCTCACCTATTGATTGATGAATTAACAAGTAACAACCTTTATTGGAGTGATGAGGATGGGAGTTCTAATGATTATCAACAAATGGTAAACCACCTTCAGAACTTAAATGAAGAACAGGCAGATGCAATGCATTTCATGACTGAGTTAATGATCTATTGCAACATTCAACCAGATGATATCCAAGCTTGGATTGATGCTTATGTAAAGAAGTACAATTTTAATAGTATAAATGCTGGTGCTCCTTATGTTGGTACCGATGGTGATGTAATAGCTAATGCTATAGAATTAGGCTATGCTATATTTGAAGGTGATTTAACTCTTAGTAGGGAAGGTGTTAACTTGGTTAAATACATTGATGAAGTAAAACTTAAGTATCTACCTGGGGCAAGATACCTATCAATGGAATTGATGGAGTTATCTGAAAAATTGCTTTGGAGAGTTACCTACCATATCAACATTTCAAGGAACTGTTTGAAAAACAAACCCTGGAAACAGTCTGGTGTTATGACTGATGAAACTCTATACCAATCTAAAGTAGTTGAAGCATTTGTATACATGATGACTTACTTTGGGTTTATTGGTATGGGAAGCAAGGAGATATACTACTTGTACTTCAAGAAGAATATGGTTAATCAATTCCGTATTAAATCAAACTATTAATGGGCAAGGTATCTGGCTCAATCCAAGAAAAATGCCACAACTTGGAATTTGCAACCTCCCAGGAAGCTTGGGAAGGTTTAAATGAAATGTTCATATACCATGATAAAAGGTTATTTAAACATGGAGCATCATTTACATCGGGTATGTCTGCTGTATATAACATATTCATAAAGATAAGGAAAGCTTGGGTAGACCCAGAATTCGATTATGGTTTAATGTTTAATTACAGGGAACAGAAATGGACCACTCTAGTGAATAATTATTTAAACTTAAATAAACTAGACCTACTTAGGTCTAAAGTTCGCTACTTCCAGTCTAAGTATAACCAAAACTATAATATATCTTACTCATTTGATAACTCCCATGATAATGGGAAAGGTTGTTTATTAGCTGCAACATTTTCAAGGAGATTAAATGATGACATCCCAGTTATAACTGTAATGTTAAGGTCATCAGAGATAACTAAAAGGTTAATATTTGATCTCCTATTAGTACAAAGGATGGCAGAATATGTATATGGTAAAGAAGTAACCTGCATGATAAATATATTTGCAACTCAAATGTATTGCAATACAGAAACACTGGTAATGTATAATACTCATAGGCCACTTGCTGATGTACTTGAAGAAAACAAAAAGAAGTGGATGTCAAAGGGTATAGCAAAAGATTCATGGCCTGAAAGTTTATTAAAAACATTCAATACCTTCATGGATAAACCTGAATCATTTGGGAGTTATAAGGTTTTCTTAAGAACTGCAAAATGCTTAAGACCTGATTATTACAAGGGGCACTATAAACCTTTAATTGCAGTTAATATGGTTTTAGAATATGATGAGGGCATTGAATACCCCGAAACCGTCATAAGCTTCTCACAAAGAAAAGCATACAAAAAGAAACATAACAAACAACTTAAAAAACTAGTAGTATGAGGATTTACGCAAACGCTTACGAGTTAATGTCAGAAACTGGCAGAAACTTATGGGAAATGGGTGCAGAGGTTAAACCTAAAACTTATCAAGATAAGGTAATTGAGGGTGATGACAACTTTATTACAAAAGAACTTATCTGTGAACAGTATTGTTTAACTGACTTACCAGATGAGGATTTATTATTCTTATTTGACCCACGTTCTAAGGACTGGACAAAGGCAGAATTTGTTGAAAGGGTATCAATTGGTAAAAGCCAAAATCCTGGGGAAGCCTATAAACTTAGGCCAGATCTTTGGGAGCAATTCATAAACAGTAGAGGGAAGTTCGACTACAACTATAATGACCGGATGAGGTATGAAAAAGCCTTGTTTAGCAGATTAGAGCTGGATAACTTGTCTATAGTAATAAAGCAACTAATGTTTGACCACCAGACAAGGAAGGCAGTATTACCAATCTACACCCTAGATGATGTATCCAAGATACCAGAGGGCAAAAGGATACCTTGTTCAATGTATTATGACTTCTTAGTAAGGGAAGTAAATGGTGAAGAACAATTAAACATAACCTACCACCAAAGGTCTGCAGATTATGTTACCCACTTTGGTAATGATGTATTCCTTGCCTGGAAACTAATGCAATATGTTGCTTCACTGATAAAAGTTAAACCAGGGTACCTATACCATACCATAGATTCACTACACAGTTACAAAAAAGACTGGGTAAAACTTAAAACATCAGTAGGAGACTTCAAAAAATAATACTACTAACCTGTAATGGGAGGACTTAATTGTTCTCCCATTCGTCACCTTATAAACATGATATCAAGGTACCACATAATAAAGAATTTTAAAGAACTTAAACTACTTGTAAAAGCTTGCAAGGAAACTAAGTATGCAAGCTTTGACTTTGAATCTAATGCTAAAAGCATATACTCTGATGAGTTCTACCCTACTATACTATCCGTATCATTTCAAGTAGGTTCTTCAGTTATATTACCACTAGCTCATTTTGATTCACCATTCTTATCAGGTAAAAATAAACCAACCTGGCTTAAGATGTTAGAATACTTTGGTAGACATGTAATTGAGAATCCAGATATAACTAAGGTAGCATGGAATTGGAAGTTTGATAATCAGATAATGGCAAGGTACAACATCTGGCATAAGGGTAGAGCCTTAGATGGTATGCTTGCAAAATATCTCCTGGATGAGGAAAGGCCAATGGGTTTAAAAGATATGGTAAAAAGGTATCTACCTGAATTTTCAGGCTATGAAAATTATGAAGGTAGTAAATTGCCATGGGATAAAAAACCTTTAGAGGGGTTAAGTAAATATAGTGGACAAGATTCTGACTGTACCTTACGACTTATGCTATTCTTTGAAAAGAAACTCATTGACTTAGGCTTCTATAGTTTATATAGAAATTTAATTATGATGGCTAGCAGAGTACTGGAGGATGCTGAAAGAAATGGTATGAAGCTTGATATTGAACTAAATCATGAACTTGGTATTAAATATGATGCATTAACAGAAGAGGCCCAAAAGAAACTTAGGGAGATGTCAAGGGTTATGAAGTTTGAAAAGGCTTTAATAAAAGACAGGAGGGAAGCTTATATATCAAAGATAGAGGATGAAATTGAAGCTATAAATAATGAGATTGAAGAACTTGATGACCAAAAGAAAATCAATGCAGCTAATAAAAAGATTGATTCCAGGGAGGAAAAAATAAGCAGGTTAACAGTTGGTGACTTTAGAACTAATGATGAAAAGAAACTTATAGAGCCAATTAACTTTGGTTCACCATTAGTAATGGGGGCTTTACTTTACACCCATAAAAAAGGGTTTAAATTCCCCATACAAAACTATACTGATAAAGGTGCACCATCTACAGCTGAAGAGGATATACTAAAACTAAAGGATTATGATAAACATGGTTTTATAGATGGGCTTATAGAGTTAAGGGGGTTCCAAACCATTAATTCCACATTTGTAAAAGGTATTGGTGAAAAGGTTGGATCAGATGGTAGGATTCACCCTAAGTTTAATATACATGGAACAACTACAGGAAGGCTTAGTTCTAACGACCCAAATTTTCAAAATCTCCCAAGGGTTACAACCAACGAGGATATTAAAAGGATGATGATACCAGGTGAAGGCAAGATATTCATCATGCTCGATTATTCTCAGGCTGAGTTAAGGGTACTTGCTCATCTTGCAAAAGAAGAAACCATGCTTATGTGGTTTAGAACTGGTAGGGATATTCACCTTGCTACAGCTTGTAAGAAATACAAAACTGATTATGAGGAAACACTTGTAATATATAAGGATGAACAACACCCCGAATATAAAACGTGGAAGAAGAGAAGAAAACAAGCTAAGACAATTAATTTTGGTATAGCTTATGAACAAACTGCTATGAAGTTATCTGAGTCACTATCTGAGCCAGGTGCACCAGTTTCAATTGAAGAAGCTCAGGTTGAGTTAGATGCTTGGTTTTTAGAATTTCCAAAGGTAAAGAAATTTATTGAAAAACAACATAGGTTTGCAGAGAAACATGGTTGGGTTAAAACAATGTTTGGTAGGAAGAGAAGGTTACCCGGAGTATATAGTGAAGTATATAGAGAATATCTAGAGGCATTAAGATTTGCATCTAATTCACCTATTCAGGGAACTGCTACTGACTTTGCACTATTCTCATCCATATTAATATGGGAAAAGATTAAACTAGGTGAGTTACCAAGAATACATGAAAACACAACAGTACATGACTCCATTGTATATGAGGCAGATCCTAAGGATGTAACTCCATTCTTAATCCATGCACTATGGTCAATATGCAAGAACCCAAGTACTAAACAGTACTTTGGCTTCCAAATTGATGACGTTGAGATGGATGCTGACTTTGGGGTTGGAAGAAACTATGGTGAAGAATTGCCCTTTGTACCAGGCTATGACTATACTAATCTACTATCAAAAGACTTCAATAAAGATGATTATTACAAGGAATTTAATAAAGTACGGGACATCCCTTATTCAGATTTTCCAATTAAGTTCAATGATAACTTTAATAAAAGTAAAGCCCTATATGCAAGATAAAATAACACAAATCAGTAAGATTAAGCGGGATGTATTAACTGTACACTATAAGGGTGAGAAAATAAACATAAACATTTCCCAGGAATTATCCATAAGTGAAAATGTTATCAACTCTCAATTAAAAGAGAGTCCTTCTAGTTATGCATTCCTTTGTTTACTAAGAGATAAACAAGTAAAACTCCGTGATACTCTAGAAAGGAGCAAGGATGTTGCCTATAGTGAAGCTTATATATATTATAAGGGGTCTGGTAGTGGCATTACCAATGAAACAGCACAACATAAGGCTAACTCTAACCCCAAATATAAAAGCTTATATAAAAAATACCTAAGGGCAGTTAGTAAGGCAAGCAACTTTATTTCAATATGCAGGGCCTATGAGGGTAGGGAAAAGATATTACAAACAGTATCAGCTAATCTACGTAGAGAACACTAAAGAATTTCTATAAACTATTAATATATAAACAAAAACATTATGAATTTAGCAACAATGCTTGGCCAGTCTCTTATTTCAAAAGATACTGCAATGTTAATCAACAGTGAGTTATACAAAAGGGGTCAGGTAACTGAGAACCGGGTTATAATCATTACACCTAAAGAAATTGAGGGTAGGACTGCATCTGGTATAATCATACCCGGAGAAGTAACAGAAGGGGTACCAAGAAAGGGTATCTGTGTTCAAATGGGAGAGTTCACTGAAGAGAATCGGACCTATACCTCTGTAGTTGGGATTGGTAATGTACTTACCTATGGCTTATATGCTGGTAAGGAAATTGATCTACTAGAACCCCTATTAGTAAAAGGTTTTAACCCTGACAAACATGAACTAAGGTGTATATCAGTTAATGAGATTATGTATTCTGAGTATCCAATTAAACTAACATAATAAAGTAAAGTCATGAGAGCAGAGAAGGAAGACAAAACTAAAAAGAAGAAGTTATCTACAGGTGGTAAAACTGCCCGTGAGAAAATGATGGACCGGAAAAAAGACCTTGAAAAACGTAGTGCAGGTGGTGGATTCATATTCCCAAAAGTTGGTACAACAAGGCTACGCCTAAAGTCACCAGGTGATGATGAAGAATTAGCCATTGAGGTAATTCAGTTCTACCTGGGTAAAGAATTGGGTGGTGTGGTATCCCCAGCAACATTTGATGAACCCTGTCCATTTATGGATAAGTACAAAGAACTAAAGGATTCAGATGATGATGATGACAAAGCATTAGCAAAACGTCTGGTACCTAAAAGGAAGTATGCAATTGGGTGTGACTCTTACAAGGACGAAAAGGGTAAAGAAGTTGATCAAACTGACAAAGCAGTACTTGTTGCAAGAGGTGCTTACCAGGACATTACTGAACTCTACCTTGATGAGGATGAGTGGGGGGATATGACTGATAAAAAAGAAGGGTATGATATTAAAATTATCAGAACTGGGGTTGGCCAACTAGATACATCTTATTCTGTATCACCTTGCCAAAAGAAAGCATTACCCAAAGACCGTTCAAATACTTGCGACCTTGAAAAAATTGTAAGGTCACAAATTCCTTCATTTGAGGAACTTGAGGATACACTTGCTAAGTTCTTAAACTCAGGTGAGGATGGGGATGCTCCAGCAAAAAAACCCAAGGATAGTAAATCCAGGGACAAGTTCAAAGAAGGTCTAAAGGACAAAAAGAAAAAGAAAAGAGTAAGAGATATTTAATCCTACCCTAATAAAACAACAACTAGTAAGGGGCGGTATATTATATGTCGCCCCTTATTTCATGTACTAAACAAAAAGATTCATGGCAAAGAAAACTAAGATAGGTATAACCATACCTACAAAAAATGAGTTAATGAAAAGGTACCCTGGGATGTCAGTAGCTTCTGAAAATGATGATGATAGATACCCAAGAATACCATCAAGGCATTTAGCCTTCAATTACCAAACAGGGGGAGGTCTTCCATATGGTAAAATCATGGAGATATATGGAGAAGAGTCTTCAGGTAAATCTCTAATGGCCTATGATTTCGCTTATGTAACCCAAGCATTAGGTGGAGTAGTTCTAATAGCAGATGCAGAACAAGCATTCACTAATGCCTGGGCAATAGCAAATGGATTAGATTTAACAAGGATAATAAGGTTACCTTCAACAGTAGTTGAAGAGATATCTGATTGGCTTGCAGATATGGCAATATATTGGAGATCACAATTAACCCACAATGAACCCATATTATTCATATTAGACTCAACTGCTGCGTTGGATTGTATGGTAAATATCAATTCAAAAATGGTAGACTCTAAAGCCGATATGGGTAATAGAGCAAAAGCTATTTACAAGATGCTAAGGGTACGTTCTGAGTTAATGTTTAAACTAGGTGTATCACAGATATACATTAACCAATTAAGAAAGAATCTAAAAGCTGGTATGTTTGAGAATCCTGATACTACACCAGGAGGCGGTGCAATGAAGTTTTATGCTTCTATACGTATTGCTTTTTATGGTGGTAAACAAATCCTTGAAAAGATAAAAGGTAAAGATAGGAAAGTAGGCAGGGTAACTTCAATAAGGGTTATGAAAAATAAAGTTGGGCCCCCAAGGGGAACTATAAAGGGTGCACCCATGTATTTCAACCAGGATGGTAAAAAAGATATTGGCTTTGATAAGTATTATTTTTTATCTGACTCATTACTAGAAGCCGGTGCTATAAGCAAAAACAATGGTGGTACTTACTCTATAAAGGGTGTAACTTTATGTAGGGGGGATGAGAAATTCCTTGCATTAATTGAAAAAGATGATGATCTTCGTAGGAAGTTATTACGTAAAGCTAATATCAATACTATCAGCACTACAAGAAAGAAAATTGAAGGCTTAGGAGTTAACCTATTTCCAGTAGGTAATGTAAAGTATACGTCACAGGTAAAGGAGGCTGATGAGAATGAAGATGAATAGTTTATTAATAATTGATGGAGAAAATCTATTACACAGGGCATACCATAAGTTCTTAGGCTTCAAGTCTACTGAAGGAGTTCCAACTGGTGCAATATATGGTTTTCTAAAGATCCTACACTCTAATATATTTAGGTTCAAGCCTGAATATGTTATTGTTACATTTGATAATGGCAGATCAAAACATAGGACTAACATACTTCCAGGTTATAAGACACGACCTAAAAAACTGGGTATGGATTATGAGTCATTACAAAAACAAAAAAAGTTGATAATGAAGATCCTTAGAAGGTTGGGAGTACCTTATGTATTTGATAAATCATTCAGTAATGAATGGGAGGCTGATGATTACATTGCTTACTTAGCTAAAACCTTTGAGGGTGAAGTAACTATACTATCCTCTGACAAAGATTTTCACCAACTGATATCTAAAAGGGTAAAGGTAATGAGCCCATCTAAAGACCAATTAATCACTGAAGTTAATTGCATAAAGTTAACTGGGTATAATCCTGACCAATGTGTTGATTGGTTATCAATGGTGGGGGATGAATCCGATAGCATACCCGGCTATAGAGGCATTGGAGAAGTAAAAGCTACTGCATTACTTAAGAAATATAACTGTATAGAGAAATTTATAATGGGCGATTACAAAGAAAGTAGGGTAAATAAGCAAACACTTAATGAAGTAATGACTAAGAATAGGCACCTTATTGATCTTAACTTCTTTATAAGAAAATACCCAATGGTAAAAAACATACCCATAAAATATGGGAAGGATGAATTTATAAACAGGAAGCTAGTAACCATGTTTAATGGGTACTCTCTATCCTCATTCCAGTCTACTGAATTTATAAACACCTTTAAAGAATTAAGCAAATGGAAAGTAAAGTAAAACGTATTATGTTTGTGGGTCCCAGTGGGATAGGCAAGACCCACCTATCCAAGTTTATTGCAGATAAATATGGTATACCATTCATAAGTGGTTCATACTCTGATATGGTACCATCAACTAAAGATCAAAGCCATGCTGATATGGTAAGCAAGGATTCAAAGGTAATTTATAATGAAGATTATAAGTTGCTATGGGCAAGGGCAAAGGTATACTTAGGCTATACTACTAAAGGTTTAAGTTTTGTAACCGACAGGTCATATATTGATAGCATTGCATATTTCATATACAAACTTTCAAAAGTAATACCCAAGTGTGAAATTGAAGGTTTTGAACATGCAGCAAAAATGCTATTATTCAGGGACTGTACCCACCTAATTGTAATGCAATGTACTGAATCAATGGTTGATACCTGGAGAGTTGAAAATAATGAAAAGAGGATATTAAATACATATTTCCAGTGGATGGTATCTATGGTAATGATAGGAGTACTTAAAAGATTGGGCTTAAGAACTGGTAAATACTTTGGCCATACATACAGTTACATGCCAATGGGTATAAAAGTACTTGTTTTAAATAACAGGAACATGGAGAATAACAAAGTACTAATCAGTAAATTCTTGGGCAATGTCAAATAAAAGACCCATAGCAATTGCTTTCTCAGACTTACACCTGAATATCTGGACTAAGTTTAACAAAGACAACAGCAGAACAATGAACCAGTTCGAGGTTCTTCACTACATAAGAAAGCAATGTATAAAAAAGAAGGTTCCGGCCTTCTTTCTTGGTGATATGCTACACAAACCCGAGAGCATCGATAGTGACCTATTCAGGCTTATAATTGAAGAGTTTATTAGGCTAAACACAGAACCCCTTTGGAACTGCTTCTTCATTGAAGGCAACCATGAGATAAAGAATAAGAACCAATTGGTAACACTTGGCCAAGGCACTGCCCATACTGATAAGCCATCAGTCTATACCTCACCTGGTATAGTGTCATCGCTATCAAAAATATTCAACTTTCTAAATCCCATAAATGGGTACGTAGGTTTATATGGTGGATATAAGGTTTGGGGTA